GTATCTTTTGGTATAACAGATTTAAAGTTACCTTCTGCATCTTGTTCTCTACTAAATATACTAGGTCTGGCTGTACCTATTATCTGTCTACCTGGAACAAATACCTCTTTTCCTTTTTTTGTTAAAACTTTTTCTACAGAATAAACATCCATCTCTTTTAAAAAAGGTCCAGTTAATCTAGTTTCATATACAGGATTCCCTTTTGCGTCTTTTCTACCTTCTTTTATTGGAACTGCAGCCAGCATCTCATTAATTGCAGCCGGTTCTAATGATGCAATTGTCTCAGCCTTTAATCTCTTTGGGTTAAAAAGTATAATCCCAATAGTTTGATTTGTTTCAAAGTCTCTAACGTAACCACTTTTAGTTACGTACCCCATTTCTTTTCCGTTATTGCCAAAAGCAATTCTTTGGTTTGAATCTCTTTCTTGGGGATTAAACAAAAGGTCATTTAAAGGTATAGGAGTTTTTCCAACTACTGCAGCAGTTATACTCTTATAGGCTTGTAGATCACCATCTGTTAATTCCTTTTCTCGTACTGACTTTCCATTTATTTTTATATCGTAATCGTTTTCTATTAACCTGTTTAATATTGATACTAACCCATTTCTGGCAGATATCCTTGGGGCATCTCCCTCAAAAGAAAAATTTAGGTTTTGCCCAGAGTTTGTTAATGTAGCTAAATTAACAAATTCTGCTTTTCCGGTAGGAAGTACAATTTCTACCGTAGGCCCTTCCTCTCCATTATATTTTTTAATGTATTTGCCATCTTTTGCCGAAGCTAAA